GGAATTTCATCTGCAATGCCTCTTGTACACCGCTAGATGACTCTTGGCCTTGCTCGGGATCGGTTTCTCCGATCATGTCCAATGCGTCCTCGACTTCACGGCCCAGCTTGAAGCGGCGTACCGCAGCCATGATCATCGATTTCGCAGCCTCTATCGGCAAGTAGCCAGCTTGAACTGCTGGCCCCGCATCGTGAATGAACGCAGAGATTCCCTTAAGTAATTCGGTAATCGCCTTCTGATCTGCCACATAGTCGCCGGAAATCGTCGCATCCGTCTCGATGTCTACCCGAAACGAACGCTGCTTATCATCCCGCATCAATTGGATGCATTCGTCCCATGTGGGCTTTTCAAGGATTTCCATTATCTCTGGCGGTATTTCTTGAACTGGTGCTGGTTGAACTGGTGCTGGTTGACCTAGTTGACCTAGTTGACCTAGTTGATCTATTTGAACTGGTTGACCTAGTTGATCTATTTGAGCTGGTTGAGCTGGTTGACCTAGTAGATCTAGTTGACCTAGTTGATCTATTTGAGCTGGTTGACCTAGTGGAGCCGGTACTGGTTGCTGGCTCTGCATAACCATCATTTGCGCATATTGCTTCTCTTCCATCGTCGGCAACTTGATGTCGGTCATCATAGCCAGCGATTCCGGTGTAAATTGTTCGCTAATGATTTCTGCAGCTATGCGGACAAGGTCTCTCGCATAGCGTTGGACATCCCGGCGTGAGTCATCCAGTCGCATGGTGCCAAACTGCACCTTGAGTTGTTGTGCGCCTAGTGTCTCCGCCGCAGCGGTGCTGCCACGCATGATGTCGGCAATACCGGTAATTTCATAGATGGTGGTTTTGATCTGCTCGCGCTGGAAATACAGTTGTCCAAGAATGCCGGCAATCTTTTCGATCGGCCACATCCAGATAGCGTTAGACAGCCCACCGGATTGCATCAGTGGTAGCACGTCTTGCGCTGGGATCATCATGTTTTCCGACGCGTCCATGATGTTCTGCATTTCCGTGATCGTCGAGTCGTAAATGCCACGGACTTTGCAAGCCTTAATGATGTCCGAAATTCTCAAGGTAATATTATCGAGTTCGTCGGCTTGATCTCGATAGAACCTAAATGGCTCGACCGGCACGAGACTGTCCGTGTTTTCCATAGCGTAGAGTGGTCGAGGTGTCGGGAAGAAATCACGCAGTTGTAGCGGGTCTTGCTCCGTCTTTAGCGGGCGCTCTTTCAGCGTCTTCGAGATAAAGATCACCTCCTTCTGTCGGCTGCACCAGACTTCCCAGATCGTGGCACGCTTAAACGTATCCGTTACAGGTTCTCCGTCCTTGTCTTCCATCCCCATCGGTGAATAGTCAAGCGTTACGTCGTCACCTATCTGGTCGCCAAACTTTGTCTTGAGCTCGTCTCGAGTCATCAAGTGCCGAAACGCTATCCACTGCACTTCTTCCCACGTTCGACCAGGGCCATGTCTGAAGTCCGCCCAGTTTACGTGCTGGAATTTTACTTCCTCGGCCTGCAAGGATTCGTAGCTATTACCCATCGCATCAGCCTCTTCGGCAAACGCGGGGTTGTATCTAACTCGTGTGACGCCACGTCCGCATAGCTGCTGATCTTTAACAACCAGTCGCATGTATCGGTCGAAGTCGCAGTCATCCATTGTGAACGACAAGGCACGTTCAAGTACCTCGGCGACTTCTTTACCAATTGGATCTACATCGCGATAGCGTCGCCTGACATCAGGCGATGGACTCTGGTTGTACAACGTCGGGCAGATAGTCTGAACGTTGGAATACAGAATATTGAAGCGATTAGAGTTTGAATATGGCCCAGACTCCCTGGAGTCTAGTTTCTCATCACGATAACGAGCTTCGGTATCTTTAGCGCGCTTACGCCAATCAGATTCTTGCCGGTCAGCTAAATCTAACTCGGTTACCCATCGATTGACGACGCCAGATGGCCCCTTGCCAGCATCTGCTGGGATTTCCATCGTCCCATCATTTGTGTAATTGTCAGGCATAGCCTCGTTTCTCTGATGTGAGTGCGGCAATCATACTTGGACTACCAGTCTTCTTAGGTTTTTTCTTCTTTTTGTCTGCGTTGTGAAATTCTTTAGCAACAGACGGAGAGATATTGGCCTTTTTTGCGAAGCCTGGGTTGTTAGCAGCAGCTGCCATGAAGTTGCGTTGTCGTTTGCTGGTGCTAGGCATTAGTGGTACGCGTTTTCTAGCCGCATTTTCTTGCTAGCCTTGATTAGATCATTCATCGTCATAGTGGACTTACCACCTATTTTGATAACCGGTTTTGCTTTTACAACATTTTGCTTCGGTGGCTCTCGCCATGTCCAAGCCAAATATCGCAACGCATCGGAGAAGTGATTTGTCCAGTCGTGCACCGGCTTGTCGCGGAAACACTTTCGAGAATCATCCCATTCTCGCCTGAATTGACTAATTGCGTTTATAAACACCTCTTGATGGTGGTCAATCCACAGCCGCGGGAACAAGGACCGAGCCGCAATGATTCCTTGTTGCTCGGTGTTTGTGTTCCGCAATATCGTCACGTTTTTCATTTCGTGATCTATAACTAGCTGCTCGTAAACTGACCGCCCCGCTGCTGCTAACGTCTTCGCTTGTGCATCGTGCGGTAAAATATGCCGAGAATAGTTGTAATTTTTAGAAGCAATCAAATCAGCATAGTGTTGCAATGGTTGACCATGCGAGCTGTACGTATCGATGATCCGCACCTCATTCGCAATGATCTGAACAAACAGAATAACGGTGTCGTCACTAAATCCGATATCCCAAACGGTCTGCACCGATAGTTCTGGGTCGTGCTTGACCTCGCAGATCCTACCGTCTGCCCGAGCACTCGATATCTCACCGCCGTAATAGCTTCCTATAATAGCTGCCTCGAATGAGCACAAATACTCTTGCTCAAACTGGTTTTTACCTAATTCTTTCCCATAGAGTGCCTTGTACTCTTTTTTGATCGTTTCGAGCTTCTCTTCGGTGAATTTTCCTGTAGATCTGGCGTCGCTGATCTCAGCGAACCATCCATCTTCCTTCACCGCATAGTTGTAAAAATCGAATGCATGGTTCTTGCCGCGCGGCGTAGTGATGAACAACGCCCATCCGTCGTTCTCGTCAATAATCGGTGAGATGTAACCCCAAGCCGCAGGATCTGCTAACGCCCACTCCGAGAACACAACACCAGCGACACCAGAACCCACAAGGGCATCGTAAGAATCTGAACCAATCACCTGCCACGTCGAACCGTTATTGAACCGAATGAACATCTCCTGCTCGTTCGTGGTTTCTCGAACCTCAACCGGGAATGCTTCGTCGATCCGGCGATTCCCAGTGTGCGGGTTGACCGCTGCCCATATCGCCTTGCGCGCTTGGTTTAGCTGCGGCAGGCAGTGCCAATAGGTGGCCGCCCTACTCGTAATCGCTTGAAAAGTCCAGGCCAAGGCTATCTCGTCCTTGCCCCACCGCCGATGCGCTATCTCAATCGCACGCTTGCCACCCCCGCACAGATACTTGTGCAGCGGAGCTTGGTAATTCCTGATCCGGCGCTCGACAAGCATTATTTTTCGTAAATGTTTTTAATCGTCCACGTCGAAGAACCGCTGTGCTCGATCTCCTGCTTTTCGGACCACTTCATGCGGGTCTTGGTCCACCAAATCAGAGCCGTCGTGTCGCCAGACATCGCCTTGTCGAAAAGCGTGCCAGCTACTTTGGCGTTGGCCTTCGTCGCCGCCGTGGCAATCTCTAGCTTGAAATGCTTGCGCAAGGTCTTGGCATCAATGCCGTTACGGACCACCCTGCACTGGCTCTCCTGCGGGATCCCACAAGCAGTCATCTGCTCGACGAGCTTGCGTTCCTCTTCGGTCGGCTGGAATGCGGGCTTCGTGACCATTTTGGTGCCCATCCGACGTACTTCAGAAGGTTGGACGCACAGATAGCCATCAGACCCATCGTAGAGCCTCTCACGGGCATTTAGATCGAGGGGTAGTGCCTTACCCACCACGCCGGCCTAAAGTCGCTAGAGAGCCTCGCAGGGGCCCTGGAGAGGGTCAGGGCCGATCTGCCTACAATCGGAACTGGACAGCCTGCCATCCCAGCGTTACCGCCGCTTGTGAAACCAGCCGATACGGCAGGTCGGTCTCCAGCCGATCGTGAACCATAATCTCTCGACGCCTTGCCACCTGGAATCGCCAGACTAGGTTTTCGAATTGAGAAAATTTGCATCTCCATCGCCGAAGAGTAACCCGAAAATGGCCCTCTCGCAAACGACCCTCAAATCGAAAATTACCCTCAAAGTACCCTCAACTACCCTCGAACTACCCTAGGCCATTTGGGCAGGGGGGGGGCAAGAGATCGCATTCAATACCCTAAGCCCCCTATACCCCCCTTTAGGGGGGGGGGGTGCAAGGGTACTTGCGAGCTGACGGCTTTTGGGTACTCTCAAAAAAGGATTTTGGGTGGTTTCTGGGGTCATTTTGGGTCAAAAAGATTCTAGTACCCTAAGTACCCTAGGGTACCTCTAGGGTACTTAGGGTACCTAACAGGACTTACCGCACGATTCACGCGCTAAATTAGCTAATCTCAAACTCACCGCACCCACCCTTCCGGTGGTCTAAATATCGATTTGTACCCCCACTTAGGCGGTGTTCGAATTCGATCTCGGCGGTGATGGGAAAGGGCGAATACAACACCCTGGAAGATTCAAGCAAAAAATAATGGCCGAGTCTTCCAGAGTGGTGGAAAACTCGAGCAAAAAATAACAGGCGAGTCTTCCAGAGTGGTGGAAGATTCAAGCAACTCCCCAAGAGGTGCACGGAGCAGCGTGGATCAGATAATGGGAACTCCACTTGACCCACTGTCGTGTCGCAAGTGTCGCAACTTAGATCCGCTACCGAATAGAGTTATCCACAGAA